ACGGATAAACAATGGTTAGATTTACAAAAATAAACAATAAGGAAGTGCCTGTTTCGTTCGGGAATGCGACTTTGATTCGCTTCGAAGAAGAAACGGGCATTTCTATTTTAACGCTCGGTCAAAGTCCATTGAATTACAAGGATTCATTGAAGTTGATATTCGAAGGATTAAGAGATGGACATAGAAAAGAAGGAATCAAATTTGATTTAACCTTTGAAGATATGTGTGATGAATTGGATGAAGATATGGACGCAATTACACGAATTATGAATCTATTCGCCAATTCAATGCCAACGGAAGAAAAAAAAACGAAAACGAGTCGAACGAAAGCGCATCTGACTCAAACCAAATAACGACTTGGAATCAAATCCGAGAAATCGCAATTGGGCAAATCGGAATGAGTAATCAAGATTTTTTAGATTCTGATTTTGTTGTGGTTATGGACGCAATCAAAGGTTTTAACCAAATGAAACAATTAGAGTTCAGAAGCCAATGGGAGCAAACAAGGTGGTTGGCAACGATAGGATTACAACCATATAGTGGAAAGGGTAAGACAATTAAAATGACAGATCTAATTGTATTTGATTGGGAGAAAGAAGAAAAGCCGGTTAAACGAGAAATGACAGAAGCGCAGAAGGAATATAGAAGAAGAATGGACGAATTTATGAAAAAACAACACGGTCAAGCATAAGATATGGCAGCTAATCAAATGAACGTATTTCTTAATCTGGACGTTAACAAGTTTAACGCAGCATTAAGGAATGCGCAAAGAAGTATGACCAAGTTCGGTCGCTCAATGCAACGAGTCGGACAGAACTTGACCACATCCGTAACCTTGCCTGTTGTTGCAATCGGAGGTAATGCGTTAAGGACTGCTGCACAATTCGAATCTGCAATGAATCAAGTTGCAGCCGTATCCGGTGCAACGGGTAAGCAATTTCAAGATTTAGAAAAACTTGCAAAAGAATTAGGCGAAACAACTTCATTTAGCGCAAGTCAAGCTGCGGAAGGTATGTCGTTTCTTGCAATGGCTGGTTTTGAAGTCAATGACATTCTCCAATCAATGCCAGGTGTATTGAACCTTGCAGCTGCGGGGCAAATGGATTTGGCAATGGCTTCGGATATTGCAAGTAATATCTTAACTGGCTTTGGAAAGGATGCAAGTGAAATGGCAAACGCGGTAGATGTACTTGCAAAAACATTTACAAGTTCCAATACAAACCTTGAGCAATTAGGAGAAGCAATGGCTTATGTCGCTCCGGTTGCTAATTCTGCCGGATTGCAATTTGAAGAAGTATCTGCTGCGGTTGGATTATTAGGAAATGCCGGTATTCAAGCATCAAGAGCTGGAACATCATTAAGAGGTGCGATTGCAAGTTTATTAAGCCCAAGTGGTGAAGCACAAAAGGTAATAGATAGACTTGGTATTAGCGCATTGGATAGTTCAGGAAACCTTTTACCTTTAAATAATATAATAGAGCAACTTGAAAAAAGTGGTGCATCATCTAAAGATATTTTAGAAATTTTTGGAAAAATAGCCGGACCAGGTATTTCGGCTTTAGTAGATCAAGGTTCGAAATCATTAAGAGAGTTAACAAAGGAATTAGAAAATAGTGGCGGAACGGCTCAATCCATTGCCGATAAACAATTAGAAGGTTTAAATGGAGCGTTAAAAAGGCTTCAATCTGCATTTGAAGGTTTAATGATTTCAATTGCGGATTCTGGATTATTGGATGCAGCGACAAGATTAATTGGAAGGTTAACTGAAGTAGTAGGTAAGTTAGCCGAACGATGGAGAAAGTTAACTCCAGAAGTGCAAGAGAATATTTTATTAATGGTCGGAATCGCAGCAGCAGCTGGTCCACTAATAATGATATTCGGAAACCTTGTAACAGTAAGCGCAAGTTTAGTCGGAACATTTGCCAAAATTAGTAAAGGAATAATGACCGGTTCAGCTACGTTTACAAGAATTATTCCAATTATAGGTACGGTTATTACTTTATTAATTGGGATGTATAAAAATTCCGAGAAATTTAGAAATAGCATAGGTCCTTTATTTAATTCTATTGGAAATCTTGGCAAGGCATTCCTTCGATTATTAGATAGCGTTGTTTCAATCGTACCTGAAATAGAAGGCGTTAATGATTTATTTAGAATATTAGGAGATAATTTTGCGTTTTTATTAGAAACTTTAACAGATATATTTAATGGAATCGCGGAGTTAAATTTTGGTAAATTATTAACCGGTATTTTAGATGCAACTATTTTTGGTCAAATTAAAAGGGCGTTTGATGACGGCAAAGGATTTGGTGAATCATACGCGCAAGGTATAAAAGAAGGTATGACTAATTCGTTTAGTCAATCCGAAATTGATAAACTTTACGCACCATTTCAACAAGCTCCAATTCCATTTATACCTGGAGTATCTGCGCTTCCAACACCGTCAACTCCAACGCCTAAAACCGTAACTCCATCTTCTACTACTAAACCAAAAGGAAAAGAAGAAGGAGAAGAAGTTATTAGTATAAATAAAAAACAAGCTTATTCAACGGGTTTAGTTAATACGCAATTACTTAATCAAGTTGAATCAATAAATAAAGTTAAGTCCGCTCAAAGTGTGCTTAATGAAGAATTTGAAAAAGCAAATCAAAGTTTACATAGAAAGGTTGTTTTACTTACCGAAAACGGACCATTAGAAATTGAACAAAACAGAATTGACCAAGCCAAGATAGAAAATCAAGAAAGAATTAATGCGCTAAACGAACGCGCTCAAACATTATTACAAGGCGTTGCAAGTATAGCTGCGACCGTTACGGATTCCATATTTACCGCATTAGAACGAGGTCAAAACGTATTTAAATCTTTAACGCAAGGAATTAAGCAAATGATTGTGCAGTTAATTAAGGCGATTGCACAAGCGGCTATATTTGCAACCATTTTGTCCTTAATTCCGGGTGGTTCTGCGGTTGGTAAATTATTAGGCGGAATTGGATTAAAAACAGGGAAAGGTTCTTTTGGTGGAAACTTGCTTGGTTTTTTAGGACTCGCTTCGGGCGGATTAGTAACCGGACCGACAATGGCTTTAGTTGGAGAAGGATCCGGAACAAGTTTGTCGAATCCGGAAGTAGTTGCCCCATTGGATAAGTTGAGGTCAATGTTATCTAATGTAGGAACGAATGGAAACTTTGTAGCGTCCACAAGATTGCAAGGTTCTGATTTATTATTGGTTGTTGAAAGAGCCGAAAGAAATAGAAATAGATAATGCCGAAAAAATTTGAATCAACATTTTTTTCTGAATCGGGAGCTGAATACATTATAGAGATTCATCAAAGTACCTTTACTGGTTCTGCTACCCAATTCGATACGCTTGGGGTTCAAATAAAATATGATACTGGTGGGGATGAAGATAATCGATTTAAATCAGTAATTAGTTCCGAGGCTTCTATTGATATGCACATTGATTCTTCTGCATTAAATTCTTTTGTAGAAGATTTAGTTACATCCTATGAAGACGAATATTTTTTATACATTAGAACGAATCAAACAACAGGGCAGACCGTATTTAAATGGGTTGGATATATTTTAACAGATTTAGTTTCTATTGAAGATGTTGATTTGAACCTTGGCTATTCTTTTGTTTTAAAAGCAAAGGATGGATTAAATACATTAAAAAATATTGATTACAACAACGATGGCGTTCCTTATACCGGTAAAGATTCTGTGTTTTCACATATACTAAAAGTTTTATTAAAATTAGGTTCGGTTAATTATGCTTACGCATCGCTTACAGAACCTTTGTTTTCGGTAGTAATAAATTGGCATTCTCAAGAATATACATATAATTCCAATAATACAGTCTTAACAAAGGCAAGGATTCCGCATAGAGCATTTTATCATATTGACACCAAAGGCAATTACGTTTACAAAAACTGTTACGAAGTTTTAGAAGAAATATGCAAAACATTTGGAGCGCGAATAATTAATAGCGGATCAGGATTTTATATCACACAAATCAATGAATATCTAAATGCAAATTCGGTAATTGAAAAGAGTTATCCATTATTGGGTAGCTTACAAACAAACACAAGAGATTATTCGATACTACACGACCAATCCGATATAGATAATTCTGATTTATATAGATTAGCTGGAAGTTCTTTTGAGTTTTTTGCTCCATTACAATATTCAAGAGTTGAATACGAACATTTAGCAACAAGGAATTTATTGCCCGGTGCAATTTGGGATTACAATGACGAAACCGCAAAGGTGGCTGAAGATGTTGCATCAAATAATTTTGATTCAATTTTGCAACTTGATTTTACACTTGCATTTTATACTGCATTTACTCAAACAGTTGCAACTACATTTTTTCAAAACCATTATGTTGTATTTAGGATATTGATTAAGTTAGAAGGAGAAGTTACAACGCATTACTATCAAAACACTTTTACAAGACTACCTAATAAATTTGATGAAGTAGGATTACAAAATGCATTTTGGGACACAAATGAAGGATATTATTATCCATTACCTATAAAGGTTACAGACGGTAATGAGATATTGCAAAACATTCAATTAATAATTCCACAAGTTCCGGCTGATGGAGATTTGTCCGTAAAGGTTGAATTTTATAACGTTTATGGAGAATATGGCATTCCACCATTAACGTCTATTTTACAAGGCGGTTCAGTTCCGGTTTTAGAAGATTATTATACCGTAACTTATGAAGCATCGAACACTTTCCTTCAATACATTCATACTGGTTTCTTTTCGGATCAAAACGATATTATTAGATTCCAATCCGATAATGATAATACGGCATATAAAACGTATGAAATTAAAACCATTATTGGTGATGGTCCTAATCTAAATTCTCCAGGTCATTTAGAAGTTAAAAACGACTCTGATGAATGGGTAATTACCGAAAACGGATGGAAGGTTGGAAACACAGGAGATGCAAAAAACATAAGTCAATTATTAGCAAACGAAACTATAAAAGGTCAATTACTACCAGTTCGCAAATTTATGGGAACAACAATGGTAATGACTGATCCTGACAATGCGTTTCTTCAACCACATTACGCAATTAATTATAACAGTGCCTATTGGATTTTTCACGGTGGTACTTATGATTTATATAGAGATATGGTAACAGGAATTTGGTATCAAGTAAAAGAAGATAGTTAATGCCTTATACAGAACAATCTTTAGTTTATTTATCAAGAGATTACCGATTCGTAGCTTCGTTTGGTGCAGTAGGGGCTTCTTCTTCAGCTGGTGGTGCAGTTATTACAGATAATGACGATACGTCTATAATTAATCCAGAAATTGGACACGGAGTAATATTTCAAGAGGTATTAACCGCTTCTGGTTCTGCTACCTTTACGGTTACGGAAAATAACGGAGTTTTACCTGAAAACGCTGCTGAAATTACTATATATAGAAATGGATTGTTATTGAATCAAACCTATATTAGTTCGCTTGATGCGACAAATGGTCAATTTACATTAAGTTTTACTCCTGATGTTGGAGATAGAATTGCAGTAGTTTGGTTCTTTAGAGGGGAACTTGAAGATAGCGGAATATATCAACAGATTTTTACTCCAAGTGGGTCTTCCGATACCTTTACTTGCACAAGTAATAATGGTATTATTCCAAGTAGGAAACAAGAAATGTTAATATACCAAAATGGTATTTTCATTGATTCAGATAAGGTTTCCGATTATTCACAAACAACATCTGAATTTACATTAAATTATACTCCAAGTTCAGACGATAGTATTGCAGCTGTTTGGTTTATGTCGCTTCCTAATAATTTAAAAATAATCCAAGAACAATTCATTGCGGATGGAACGCAAACGACCTTTACCGTAACCAAAAATGCTGGTAAACTCGCAAAGACAAAGGATGCAATTCTATTAATGCGCAACGGTCAACACATTAATAACGATTACATATCCGGAATTAACACGACAAACGGAACTGTTACGATGACATTCGCTCCAGATCAAGGAGATGATATAACCTTGATTTGGTTTGTGGAAGAATTTGTTACGCCAACTGGAACGGCTGCGGTTTCGATGTTTCAAGAAGAATTTACTGCCGATGGAACGACTCCGACATTTACCGTAACCGAGAACGAAGGCAAATTACCTGATTCGCTTTCGGCTATAATGGTTTATAGAAACGGTCAATTTATATCAAATCAATTCATTAGTTCACACGATTCCGTGACTGGTACCATTACCTTTGGTTTTGTTCCCAGAAGCGGAGAAAAAATAACTATTATATGGGTTGTAAGCAATTTATAATCAATCTTAAATCGGTTTTAATTCTGTTAGGGTTCATTCCTTTTTTTGTAATCGGGCAGAATTATCCGCGATTCGAATTATATCAGCTAAAACAAGGTACGGATTCTGGTCAATTTATTGTAACCGGGTTAGATTCGAATTTGGCTTTTAATAACATATTGCGATTCCGTTCTGCGGACAGTACATTTTTGATCGGAACGGATACGGTTGCGGTTAAATCTGATATTGCTTCAAGTTTATTATTGTATGTAGATAGGGTTGAGTTAGGGGATAGTTTATTATTGTATGTAGATAGAACGGAGTTAGGGGATTCATTAGCATTATATCCTAATAGAATTGAATTAGGAGATACGGCAAATAATATAAGATTAGATATACCTACTTATATTTCTGATTCATTAGTTAATTACGCATCGAGAACGGAATTGGGAGATAGTTTAGCCTTGTATCCGAATAGGACGGAGTTAGCGGATACGGCTTTGGCAATTAGGAATTCTATTCCTATTCAGATTGGAGATTCGCTTACCAATTACGCTACAAAGGTTGAATTAGGAGATACGGCTTTGGCTATAAGATTAGATATACCTACTTACATTTCCGATTCCCTTACTAATTACGTTTCAAGGGTTGAATTAGGAGATACTTCAAATAATATAAGAACATCAATAACAAGTGAAATAGCAGATTCTCTGGTTAATTATCCGAATAGGGTTGAGTTAGGAGATACTGCATCTGCGATTAGAACAGATATACCTACTTACATTTCCGATTCCCTTGTTAATTACGTTTCAAGGGTTGAATTGGGAGATAGTTTAGATTTGTATCCAAATAGAACGGAGTTAGCGGATACGGCTTTAGCTATTAGGGCAGATTTCCCAGCCGCTGGTGGAGATGTAACAACTGCACAATTAGCGGATACAGCTTCGGCTATAAGGGCGGATATTCCAACACTTCCCATTACATTAGGAACACAAACAAATGGCAATTACATTGCAACAGGAGGTACGAGTGGTAATGGAATTAGTGGTACTGCAACTGGAGAAGGAAGTACCTTTACAGTAACATCAAACGCAACTAATAATAATACTGCCAATACAATAGTATTTAGAAATGCAAGTGGTAATTTTAGTGCCGGAACGATTACGGCTGCATTAAGTGGCAATTCATCAACTGCAACTAAACTACAAACGGCTCGGACTATTTCCTTAACTTCAGACGTAACTGGTAGTGCATCCTTTGATGGTTCGGCAGACGCATCTATAACCGCAACCGTAGTTGATGACTCACACAACCATATTATT